TTGATGATCCTCGTTATGTATGGGATATAGATGGTGTTAATCCTGGTGTATCTAATACTACTAGTATGATTAACCTACTTGCTTTTCCAAGTGGTCAGACTAGAAATATTAGCGTAGAAGTATACGAATCAACGGATACTAATATTAGACGTTTTGATAGCATTACAATGTATAGTGTAAAAGATGGTAGTAATGCTTATAACTTTGATTATGTAGATGCTAATAGAACTATTGGTACTGATTCAGATGGAAATATCCTTCCTGACTTTTTACCATTAATAATGACTCCGTTATTATTCCGTGGTACTTCAAATATTGCTAATACTATTACAACTCCAGCAAATACAAGTACAGTATCGTTTTCTGTTGCTGGAACACCAAGTAATTTAAATGTTTCAGTTAACGCAAGTACAGGTGTAGTAACGGTAAGTCAATTTACAGGACCATTATCCTCTCGTGTAGGTTCTGCAGTAATTAGAGCTACAGTAGTTTCTGATGGATCTATTCATGAAAAGAAAATTGTAGTTAATAAGGCAGCAGATGGTACTGATGGATTAGACGCTCCAGTAGTAAATCTTACTTCTAACGGTATTGCATTTATCCAACCAAAAAATACAACTGCATTAGCTGATGTATTCCCTGCAACTATTGCATTTACTGCATCTGCAGAAGGTATTGAAAATCCAAGATATACTTGGTTTGTAGATACTGTTGAGGTTGTTCCTTCAGGGACTGTAGCTACATATTCAGTACCTAAGTATATTGGTCAACCAAAATTAGTAAAAGTTATAGTAACCTCATCTACTGATCCAACTGTAAATGTTTATGATCAAGTAACTATATTCTCTGTTAAAGATGGTGATGATAGTTATAATGCTACACTTACTAATGAAAATAAAACTCTTCGATATACAGCCGCTGGAGTTTTATCACCTAATAACCAGTTACCATTCTATACTACTATGCAAGTTGCAAGAGGTGCATCTTATATTACTTCTGGATTAACTTTTTATTTAGATCCTGAAATTACACCAACAAATCTTACTGCTTCAATTAATGAAACAACAGGTCTTGTTACTGTAAGTGCAATATCTAGTGATATAGGTAAGGCAACTTTTATTGCTAAGATTGGTACTACTGTAGTTGGTAGAAAAGAATTAATTGTTAATAAAAGTATTGATGGTAAAGATGGTACTAGCCCTTATAGCGGTTCTATTAGCAATGATAGTCAAGGTCTTCCTTCAAATGAAACTGGTGCAGTAACTAGCTATGAGGGAGCTACAGGACAATTTACAGTTTATAAAGGAGCTGAAATTGCAGCTGGAATTACTTATGAGTATGAGAGCAGTACTGGCTTTATTACTCCACCTGTAGGTACAATTAATAGTCTTGGTATTTACCAAATAACAACTGGTGTTGATCCTTCACCTACCGTTAATACAGCAACGGTAACCTATATTGCAAAAGTAGGTACTGAAATTGTAGCTAGGAAAATATTTTCATTAACTAAAATGAAGTCTAGCTCTATTTATAAGATTTCACCTAACGTTACTAGTTTAGTTTATGATAGCGTATTATTAACCTATGCACCCACTACTTTAACATTTGATGCTCAAGTAAAGTCTGGTAATAATCCTTATTCTGCGTATCCTGGTAAAATTGAAATTCAAAGAAGTGCAGATGGAACTACATGGACAACAATTGGTTCTGCAAGTGATAATACTACTTCTAAAACAATAACAGTTGATAGCTCTAGTGTACCTTTGACTACAAAGTTTGTTAGAGGTGTATTATATCTAGCTGGAAGTAATTCAGTAGTTGATACTCAAAGTTTACTCTTTTTACAAACTGTAAAAGGTGATAAGGGACTCCCAGGCATTCCTGGAGTAAGGGGTATTGCTATATTAACTTGGGCTGTTACAACCTCAGAAGGTGCAACCGATATTCCAACTGCATGTCAGGCAGCATTAAACAATGCTTATATTTCTCCTGACAATACAGCAAGATCTGGGGATAGAGTTACTTTGTTTAATAATACTAGTGCTACCAAGTGGTCTAAGACATATTTATACAATGGATCTAGTTGGGGTCTAGTGACCCTGTATGTAGATGGTAGTGCAGTTATTACTGGTACTCTTTCTACTTCCGCCTTAGCCATTGGTAATACAACAGGTGCTAACAGAATACTACTAACAGATAGTCAATTAATAGTCTATGGTTCTGATAATCAGAAAAGAGTTGTTATAGGTAACTTAGCAATATAAAATTTAGGAGAAAAGTATGGCATATGGTATGCAAACATATAATGATTCAGGTGGATTAGAATTTGATTCTAGTAGCTATGGGGGAATACCTCTTGGTATACTAGATTTATCTACAACGGCTACTTCTGGATCCCCAACTGTAATTAGATATACAGCCCAAACAGGCCGTAGACTTACAGTTATACCCTTGGTATCTGGAGATTACCTATATAGAGTTCATGATCCCTATCAAGGATATGCGCCAATAGGTGATTATCCTCAGATTAGTTATTGGTCAGCCAATCCAGATTTTTCTCCTACTCTTGCAACACATGGTTTTGAAAAGAAGCCAACTAAAATATTGGTGCTATTAAAATGAGTTATGGTTTTAAATTTTTTAATGATTCATCAGAATTAGTATTAGATAATGAATTAGTAAAACCTTGGTTTGCTGGAAGAGCTACTTTTGTTAGTGCAGAAGTTTCTTCTGACATTCCAAGTTTTTCATTTACTCATGCTGATGGAATTACTCGTAATTATGTAGTGTATAGGATTACGTATACACCACCAACTGTAAGTAATGGAGTGTTCTATATTTCATTACCTCCAGACAGTATTAATAATAAAGCTTATAATGTTGCAAATCCCTTTTATAGTGGTAATGAAAATATTTATGTATACGCTGCTGCTAATACTGATTATCTTCCTGTATCTTCAGATATACCTGAAATATATTGTTTTAGTCTTGGACAAATAACAACTGCTGGTCTAGGTTATGGAGCTAGACTATTTAATAGTTCTAATCAATGTGTATTTGATACAACTAAGTCTCACCTTAAAATAGATCCTGCAAGTTCACAATTCTTTGATTATTATGTAATACCTAATGGTAATCAGCAGAATAGCGTGCCACCAACAGACTACGCTTGTTATTTCTTACCAAATCTAGAAACTAACAAGTTAACATATATTGATAGTTCAAATTTTAAAAGAGAAAAATATCTTTGTTTTTACAATCAAAATGGAAGCTATTTAACTTCTTGGTTTCCAAAAATATTAGATGAGAATAAAACAGGTACTTTACCATTTACAGGTTCTAGGTTTTTTAATAACTCTACTAGATATAGTAGTGTAAAACAAATATTACCAACAAGTATAGATCATAATCCGTTATTTTCTAATGCTTTAAGTTACAACCCTGGCTATAATGGTGGTGGTTTCCCTGCCGCTAGTTATGTATTAACTCTTAATCCAACTATTACTCAAGAAGGTTATGTTAGCCCCATACAATGTAATGTAACTACAACAAATGTCCCTACTGGTGGACAACTAAGATATACTCTATCTGGTACTGGAGTTACTGCATCTGATTTTGGAGATGGGTTAACAAATACTTTTGTTGTTAATAATAATACAGCAAGCTTTTTTATATATGCTGCATCTGATAGTATTTTTGAACAAACTGAAACAGTAACAATGACTATCACCTCTGTAGGTGGAACTGCATTAGTTGGGATACCACAATCTTTTAGTCTTAAAAATTCAAGTTTTTATGATTTAAAAATTACTCCAAATGTAAGTAGTATAAATGAAGGTGAGTCTTTTACAGTTACTCTAACCACATTAGAAACTTCAACTTCACCTAGAATAGTAAATTATACGTTAACACAAATACCAACTGCAGTAGGGGCTATAGACCAAAACTTCGATAGTAATGATTGGGTATCTCTTGTTACGCTAGGTAGTGGTGCGACTGTAGCCTCTAACAGATTTACTTTACCTGCTAATGTATACCCACCCAGCACTTCAAGGACATTTAATGCTAAACTAGATTTTAGAGTAGATGGTCCAAAGAAACTTCGATTATCTATTGATGATAATCCTTCTGTATTTGTTGATATGTTAATTAATGATACTTCATTAGAGTATAGTTGGTCTATCTCAGGTCCAAGTACTATTAACGAAGGTATTGAATATACATATAATGTAACTACGGCAGCTCCAACTGGTACTAGAGCAATTATTGGATTAACATCTATTACAGGTGCATCTGAAGATGATATCGCTCAAATCAATGGAGTAAATTATGTTTCAGGTGATACTTATTACGTTACTACTACAAATGGATCTGGATCATTTACTCTTAAATTTAAAGCAGATTTAACTACAGAAGGTAATGAAGCATTTACAATATTCTTAGATAAGGACATGCCAATACCAAGAACTAGGTTAGCAGATTTAGGGTTTAATGTAACACTAGTAGATACCTCATTAACTCCAATTAATTGGTCTTTTTCTAAAGTAACAGGTAACCCTACTACTGCATTAGTTAGAGAGGGTACTAGCCTAGTTGTTAGAGTTCAAAGTACTAATGTACCTGCATATCCTTATACTATATATTATAGAATTGCTAGTGGAAATGGTACATCAGATTCTGATACTAATTTCTTAACTAATGCTGTTTTTCCATTTAATATTACATCTACAGATCAACAAGTATTATTTGATATAAAAGAAGATAACTTTTCAGAGGGTACAGAAGCTTTTCAAATAACTTTTTATAGAGATGCTAGTGGTACTGATATTATTACAGGACTAGAATGGCAAATTATAGATGCTATTTCCGTATCTAGAAGTGAGGGGTTTGTTGTAGAAGGTCAGACTCAAACACTTACTATAACACCTAATTATTTAAGTTATCCTTATACTGTTTATGGAGAAATAACTGGTGGAAATGCTAATTTAACCAGTGCTGATTTTATTAGTGGTACTTTATTAACTGAAACAATACTCTATGATAATACTCCAGTTACTTTACAGTTTACTGGTGTAGAAGATTATACTTATGAAGGTATATTTGGAGAAGTTGTATTCTTTGATATGTATTCAGACTCAGGAAGAACAATACCTATTGGTAATTCTATATCTTGGTCAATGGGGGATCCTCAATTTGTGTTTTCTAGATCTTATGCTTCTGTAGATGAGGGATCAAATCAAATAATCACAATTAGTACAAATGCAGTATTACCAAAGTTAATATTTGGTAAAATGACTGGTACTGACATTACAAATTCAGACTTTAGCTCTCCTCCTAATTCTACGATATTTAATTGGAATATAACTGCTACTGGACAAAGTATCGGCCTTACAATGGCTCCAGATTTATTTACAGAAACTAATCCAGAAACAGTTACTCTAACCTTCTATGATGATACACAATTAACTCGCCAAGTTGGTAATACAGTAACTTGGGATATTGCAGACACTTCTAAAACACCACCTCCCTCTTGGTTATTCACAAGAGATCCAAATACAGCTACTGTAGATGAAGGGGTATCTGTAACAGTAACAGCTAGCAGTACTTATGTTCCTGTTTATCCAACAACTATATACTATAAAATTATTGGTAGTGGAATTACAACAGAAGATTTTAGTTTAGGTATACTACAAGGCTCTTGGAGTATATCTGATGCTTTAGAAACAATTTCATTTTTAATTCAGTCAGATCAACTTACTGAAGGTACAGAAGCAGTTACAATTACATTCTATTCTGATTCAGGTTACACTACTCCTATTGGAAATCAAATTACTTTTAATATTGGAGACGCTTCTAAGACTACTTGGACATTTGCAAGAATCCCTTCAAGTGGCACTATTGATGAAGGCCAATCAATATCCTTTACTGCTACTCCTAGTAATATTCTAGCTCCAAATACAACAATATATTATTGGTTAAATGGAACTGGAATTACTTCTGGGGATGTAGTTTCTGCATCATTAGAAGGAAGTTTTAATAGTAATTCAGGTCTTATTCTTAATATGAGAGAAGACTTATCTACTGAAAATTTAGAGACAGCAGGAATTACTTTTTATTCAGACTCTAATAGGACTATACCTATTGGTAATTTACTAAGTTGGGATATTGGAGATACTTCCAAGACTCCTCCTTCATACTCGTTATCTGTATCCCAAACTTCAATAGATGAGGGTTCAGATTTCTCTTTTACTATAAATAGTGCTAATGTATTAAATTACCCATTTACAGCGTATTATAGACTATCTGGTACAGGTATAACAGTTGATGATACTGATTTTGATCCTTTATTAGGTTCAGTATCTGTGACAGGTCCAACAGTATCTTTTAATATTAATGCTACTGCTGATCAATATACTGAAGGTAATGAAACATTGACCTTCTCCCTATATTCTGATTCAAATAGAACAGTTCAACTTGGCAATTCAGTATCAATTGTACTTAATGATGCTTCTAAAACTACTTGGACATTTGCTAGAATTCCAGCTACAGGTTCCTTTAATGAGACAACTAATAATTCTATCTCATTCACGGCTACTCCAAGTAATCCCGCACAAGCTCCAACTACTATTTACTATTGGTTAAGTGGTACTAATATCTTAGATGGCGATTTTAGTCCTGCTGGGACGTTAGGTAGTTTTACTTCTACAAGTGGTTTAACTATAACAATGGCTGCAGATAATACTACTGAAAATCCAGCTTTAGAAACAGTAGGAATAACATTCTATTCTAATTCTAGTAGAACTATACAAATTGGCAATACATTATCATGGGATGTAAATGATAGCTCTTTTAGTGCTCCAGTTTATAGTGTTTATTTCTTTACTCCACCTGGAACTGTAGATGAAGGCGCTAGTACTTATATTGGTATAGATAGTAGTTTTATACCTACTTACCCTGTAACAATATATTACAAGTTTACTGGAACTGGTATTACAAATGCAGATACTAATTTTGCTACATCAGGGCCAGTAGCACTCACAGGACCTTTCACTTATTATAAAGTAGATGTTTCAGCTGATCAATTTACCGAAGGTAATGAAATATTAACTGTTACTTTATATTTGGACTCTGGTTTTACTACACAGTTAGGTACACCCGCATCTATAACAATAAGTGATACTTCTAAAACTACTTGGTCCTTCACTAAGAATCCAAGTACAGGCTCAATTGCTGAAACTGGAAGTAATACTTCTATATCATTTAGTACTACCCCTAGCAATGCACTGGCACCAGCAATAACAGTGTACTACTCTGTTTCAGGAATACTTGCCTCAGACTTAACTTCTAACTCATTAACTGGAAGTTTTAATTCCTCAAGTGGAACAACATTAACAATGGCCGCTGATACTTCAACAGAAGGTAATGAAACAGCTACTATTAACTTTTATTCTGATTCAGGAAGGACAGTACCTATTGGCAATTCACTTAGCTGGATTATTGAAGACACTTCCATAAGTCCTCCAAGTTACGAAATTTCTGTATACCCCAATACTACTACCTATAGCACTACTGAAAATGAAGGTAGTTTAACATACTTGAGAGTAAGAAGTTTTAATGTTACATCTTATCCTAAGACTATATACTATAGAATCACAGGAACTGGGGTTACTACATCAGATACAGATTTAGTTACAACAGCTATTTCTGGAGGTATTGATGGCCAAATCATATTAGACAGTGCAGATCATTACACATATATTAATACTATTGCTGATCAACTAACAGAAGGTACAGAAACTTTAACCTTTAGGTTTTACACTAATTCTAGTAGATTATTAGAAAATCAAATAAGTTTTGGACCTGTTGCTAATGATAATAAAATAACACTTATTATTAATGATACTTCTCAAACTACTTGGACTTTTGATAGAGCACCTTTTGGGACTATTAATGAAGGCAGTAGTGTTCAAATATATGCTACTCCAAGTAACCCTTCACAGGGTGTTGCTATCTTATATTATAGTATATCTGGAATTTCAGCAAGTGATATTACATCAGGCTCTTTAACTGGCAGCTTTGCATCCACTGGAGCCCCTAGTTTTACAATGACGCCAGATAGTTTTACAGATGGCCCAGAAACAGCAACTATTAGCTTTTTCAAAGATTCTAGCAGAACTATATCTGCAGGTAACAGTTTAAGTTGGGATATTGGAGACATTTCTTTAAGTCCTCCCTCATATAGTTTTTCTAGTTCGCCAAGCACAGTAAATGAAGGTGCTGGTTTAACTGTATTTTGGAGTTTTAGCAATGTTCCTTCTTTTCCAATTACTTTATATTATACTATAAGTGGAACTAACGTTACGGCTGGTGATACATCTGAGAATCAATTACAAGGTTCAGTAACTTTTCCTGGACCTAGCGGCAGCTTTAGCTTTAGTATGACAGCTGATTCATTTACAGAAGGTACAGAATATGCTTCGGCAACTTGGTATACAAATGCAGCTAGGACAATTCAAGCTGGAAGTGCTATATCTTGGGCTATTGCAGATACTTCAACTACTCCATTACCCCCAATAACATTGTCTAGTATGCAAGTTGGTTATCCAACTGTTGGCATGACAACTATCCCTAGGGGAAGTTATTTTTGGATAGATGTATCTCTTAGTAGATATAATGATACTGGATCAGCTATACCTGTACTTGTAGAGTATAGAGTTAACAGTACAGGTGCTTGGAATACATTTGAAACATTAAGTTTTCCAGCATTCTATACTACAAAATCAACAAGTTTAATTCAAAATCAAGCTACTGGACCTGCTGCTACATTAAATGTAAGAGCTACCTCTAGTAGTATTGGTGGCACAATTTATTTGAATTTAGGTTGGTAAAATGAGTTAAAATTATTACATTTACCAGGGGACGCTAAAGAGAGATCCTAGGCGTTCCCTAGGTAATATTATTATAAGATATTATTAATGGAATCAATTAAACCAAGAACATTAGAAGATATCCATTTTTGTGTTGATATGTATCTGAAATTAAATGATGAAAGCTTTATCCCTGCAGATAAACAATTAGCTTATGATAACTTAAGTAATTTAGTTAGAAGAAATAAATTTGTTAGAATGGCAGTAAAAGAGGATAAGATCATAGGATGGATATACGCTATTCCTGGATTAAATCTACATACAAAAGAAAAAATATTACAACAGTCATATTTCTGTTCAAATCAAACAGGGATATCTGCTGCAAGGGTTATAAAGTTTCTACATCAGGAACTAATAGAAGAAGCAAAAAGACTAGACATTAAACTAGTTATGTCCACAGGAAGTCATTTTGACGAGGACAATACCTTTACCAAAATACTTGAAAGGTATGGTTGGGAAAGAAGAGGATACATTGCAATTAAAAAATTGTGATTTCATTAACCTAAGCTCCATCTGAGGATCGAGAAAGGAAGAAAATGGCACGAAGTAAAATTACGTCTGCATCAAAGGATTTAATATCCGATGATGGTGCAGTACTAGTATCTGTTATTAAGGGTGAACAGATACATTTAAATTTAACCCTATCATGGCTTACTAATATTTCAAATTATGAAATCTTTAGTAAAGTCGTAGAAGCAAATAACGATGGTGCTGGAACAATTCCAGAGACAGTAAAACCAGGCGGTGTAACTGTTGATATCCCATTACTAGATACAACAGACACTAATAATCAATTTATTATGGTGTTACCAGAAACATTGATTGCAGGGTGGTCTCCACAACCATCCCCTAACAAACCTGTATATGGCTATATTGATCTTGAGATCAGAGATACAGGTATAGGTAGTCGCAAACAAGTATGGAAACCATTTAGAGGCTTAGTTGAAGTAAGATACTCTCCAACGGAGCTATAATATGGCTACGCAAAATTATGAAGTAGTTGTAAATCCTGGCTCTATTGAACTTGGAGTAACTACACAAAACAACATTTTAACAGTACAGACAGTAGACTATATTTTATCATTGTCTCGTACTGGTGGTCAAGGAGCACAAGGTTTTAGTGCTTATGAGATTGCCGTACAAAATGGTTACACAGGAACTGCACAACAGTTCGCTGATGAACTTTCTACACTAGCTCAAAAAGTAACTGCTGCAGCTGCCAGTGCAACTCAGGCTGCTTTATCTGCTACTGCCGCATCTACAAGTGCTAACCTAGCAAGTGGCAGTGCCCAAGCTGCCGCTCAGAGTGTAGTTAATTCTACAGCCCAAGCTAATGCTGCTTCTCAGAGTGCTACAAATGCAGCTATAAGTGCTGCACAAGCTAGTGTCTCTGCAGACTTGTCTGAGGATAGTGCTACTGATTCACAGTTAGCTGCTGCTGATGCTTCTGCTAGCGAAGATGCTGCAGCTAGTTCTGAGGCCAATGCCTTACTTTACAGGAATGCTGCTCAAACATCAGCTACTACTGCAGATGCTAAAGCTGTAATTGCTACTACTCAAGCTACTTCGGCTACCAATAGTGCTGCAAATGCTTTAACAAGTGCTAACAATGCAGCTAATAGTCAAACTAATGCTAGTACTAGCGCTACACAATCTGCCCAAAGTGCAATTGCCTCTGCAGCTAGTGCTGTAGCCTCTGACTATAGTGCTGACTTAGCTGATCTAAGTGCTACTAATGCTGAAGCCAGTAAAAATGCCGCTGCATTAAGTCAAGCTGATGCACTAGCTTCTAAAAATGCTTCTGCTATAAGTGCTACAACTGCAACTACAAAAGCAGATGAGGCCTCTACAAGCGCATCTACTGCAACTACGAAGGCTAGCGAGGCATCTACAAGTGCTACTAGTGCAGCTACTAGTGCTAGTACTGCGACACTTCAATCAAGTATTGCATCTACTAAAGCTAACGAAGCTGCCCAAAGTGCTGCAAATGCTGCTGCTTCTCAAGCTGCCGCACAAGCTAGTCTTGCTTCTTTTAGAAGTACTTATTTAGGTGAACTGAATGCGGATCCTACCTTAGATGGTAATGGTGATCCTGTAATGATTGGTGCTGAATATTTCAACACTGTTCAAAATAAATTAAAAGTTTATACATCTACTGGGTGGCAATTTTATGATGAGACAGCACAAACAGCTTCACAGAATGCTGCTTTAAGTGCTTCACAAGCTGCTTCTTCAAGTGCTACTTCTCAAAGTTATGCTACTACAGCAATTACTAAGGCCACTGAAGCTGCTACCTCTGCTTTAAGTGCTTCACAAAGCGCTACCAGTGCTTTAGCATCTAAAAATGCTGCAGCTACATCTGAGACTAACTCTAGTGCATCTGAAAACTATGCTTTAAACTATAAGAATGCTGCTGCAACTAGTGCCGATATTGCTTCCTCAAAAGCTTCGGATGCTAATATTTCAGCTCAGAGTGCTTCTACTAGTGCAACAAATGCTGCTACGTATTTATCTAGTGTTGTAGCTTCTGCTAACAATGCAGGACAGAGTGCTACTGCAGCTAGTGTATCTGAAATAAATGCTGCTACAAGTGCAGCTAATGCTCTAACAAGTGCTAATAATGCTGATATTAGTGAAGCTTTAGCTTTAGATTGGGCTTCTAAAACAGGTGGTACTGTTGATGGTACAAATTATTCAGCTAAACATTATGCGTTACAAACAACAACTAATGCTTCTGCTGCTGCTACAAGTGCGTCTCAAGCCTCTACTAGTGCAACTAATGCAGCCTCAAGTGCTACTCAAGCGGCTACATCATTAGCTAATATTGGTTTATCTGAAACAAATGCAGCTAATAGTGCTGCGGATGCTTTAGGTTCTAAGAATGCTGCTGCTTTAAGTGCTACTAATGCTCTAACAAGTGCTAATAATGCTGATGCATCTAAAGTGGCTGCGGCTAATAGTGCCTCTAGTGCTGGAACAAGTGCTAGCAATGCTTTGACAAGCGAACAAAATGCTTTGGCATCTAAAAATGCCGCTGCAACTAGCGAAGCAAATGCAGATATTTCTGAGGCAAATGCTTTAACAAGTGCTAACTCAGCTTCGACAAGTGCTGCTTCAGCCTTAAGTTCTAAAAATGCATCCGCTACTAGCGCTACTAATGCTGCTACATCCGAAACAAATGCAGCTACAAGTGCAGGTAATGCATTAGCCTCTGAGGTTACTTCTTTATCATATAAGAATGAAACAATATACAATGCAACAAACGCAGCTACAAGTGCTGCTAGTGCATTAACTTCTAAGAATGCCGCTGTAAATGCTCAGTTAGGTGCTGAGGCAGCTAGAGATGCTGCTTTAAGCGCTTATGATAGTTTTGATGATAGGTATCTAGGTGCAAAGTTAGAAGATCCCTCAACTGATAATGATGGTGGGCAGTTGTTAGCTGGAATGTTATACTTCCAAACTAACGTAGGTATGCGAGTTTATACAGGTTCATTCTGGACTTCTGCTTATGTTTCTGGTGGTGGCTTTATGCTACCCGCAAATAATTTAAGTGATGTTGTTAGTGTTCCTAATGCAAGGAATAATCTAGGTCTTGGTACAGCTGCTTTATCTGATAATGAAGATTTTGCCACTGCTGCTCAAGGTGCTAAATTTGAAGACGTATTAACAGCTACTGGTGAACCTAATGGTCATACAGACGTTAGTCAATCAGTAATAGCTTTTGATAATGCAAGTCGTACATTTACTATTAGCCCTACTAATACTTCATTTGAGATTTGGTGTAAAGGTAATAAACATGTGTTCTTAACAACACAGACTGTAACTATTCCTAATACAACTGGATTACATTATATTTATTTTAGTAGTACTGGTGTATTGTCTACAAAGACTACATTCTTTACTTTTGGTATTGATACCTTTACTGCTTACATTTATTGGAATGCTACAACTCAAAAGGCTGTATATTTCGGTGATGAACGTCATGGTACAACCTTAGACTGGCAGACTCATGAGTACTTACATAGAACTCGTGGAGCAGCTTATGCTACTGGTTTTGCTGCAGGTGATTATACAACTACAGGCTCAGGTGACTTAGACTCTCATGCACAGATTACAATTGAAGGCGGTACTTTCTTTGATGAAGATTTCCAAGTTGATATTGTATCTACTAACACACCAACACCAAATACATTCCAACAGGATCTAAGCTCTCCAGCTAGAATTCCAATGATGTATCGTTCTGGTAATGCTTGGGTAATGGATGAGCCTACAGACTTTCCTTTGAAACAAGGAACAAGTAGACCTCAGTACAATAACTATAATGGTTCCGCTTGGGTTACTACAGATGTTACAAATACAGATTATACATGTACTTGGATCTTAGCAACTAATAACTTAAATTATCCTGTAATTGGTATTTTAAGTCAGTCTAATCTTAGCACATTAAATAATGCTCAAGCAGCTTTGTTTGAAAGCTTAGACTTATCTGGATTTCCCTCAGTTGAGTTTAGACCACTATATAAGCTTATTTTCCAAGGTGAAAATGGTTATGATAACAGTGTTAATGCTAGATTAAGAGGAGTATATGATTTAAGAGCTATTGCAGCATCTGGTGGTTCAGTAACAACACCAGTAACTAATCACTCAAATCTTTCAGGTTTAACAAATGATGACCATCCACAGTATTTACATATTGATAATGTGAGACTGGTATCTCCAGCGGTTGCAAATAGTATTGTCTCTCAGGCTACTAATTCAGTGACGATGGATGATATTTTGGCAATGGCAATTGCTTTAGGTTAAGGAGAAAACAATGGCAAACAATTTTATTAATGCTGTTGCATCTAATATTGGAACTACTGAGGTTGTAATTTATACAGCTCCTACTAATACCAAAGCAATTCTTATTGGATGTAATTTAGCAAACAAAACAGGTAGTTTTCTTCCTGTTAGTCTTATCTTACGTAAGTCTACTGGCGATGCATATATCGTAAAAGATAAACGTGTAGGTAACGGAGATAACGAAGAAGTAATGAAGGGTAATAAAATTATACTATTACCTGGCGATCAATTAGTATCTATCAGTGTTGATAACAATGCTTTTGACGCTATTGCTTCAATTCTAGCAGGAGTAGCATAATGGCTGGCTTTTATGAGGGTACAGATTTAGCTGACAAGACTTTTTATGGGTTTAGATTTAATCCAGACACTGGTAACTTAGATATTGAGATCATCAACGATGGCTCTCCAGTAGTATTACCAGATGAAGGTATTATCGATAAATTCGACTATAGCCAATGGGTATGGTCCCGTGATACGTTAAAGTTTCAGTGGGGTAACAATGGACATTTACAGGTGAAATTCTTATGACACAATTAATTGATTTAGGGAAACTACGGTTTCATTTCGCAGGTGACTGGTTATCATCCACCACTTACGAAACAAATGATATCGTCAAATATGGCGGTAACGTATATGTATATACAAACCCAGTAAAAACTATGGGTAATTTACCAACGGACACCCAATACTGGGTTCTGATGGTAGAAGGTTTTAAATTCAAAGGTAACTTTGTTATTAGTACACAATATCGGGTAGGTGATGGTATTGCTTATGGTGGTAAGGTTTATATTGCTGTTAAAGATAGCCAATCTCAAGTACCTCCTAATGCAACATACTGGTCTCAATTCGCTGATGGTATTCAGTGGGAAGGACCTTATAGCGGCACTAACACATATCAAAAGAATGATGTTGTAACCTACGGTGGTCAAGCATATATTGCAATTCAGGATAGTGTAAATAATCTACCAAGTAATACTTCCTACTGGCAAAAGTTTGTTAGCGGAGTAAGCCCAGAAGGTGTTTATAATAATTCTGTTGCCTACGTCCCAGGTGCAATTGTTGCCTATGGTGCTAATTTATACAGATGTAAAACAGAGACTACAGGTAATATTCCAACATCTACAATACATTGGGATTTATTTACACGAGGTAATGATTTCCAAGGTAATTGGACTGCAGTAAACAACTATATTGTTGGGCAAACTGTAAGATTTGGTGGTAATATCTATCAAGCAGTTGCTAATAATACTAATTCTGAACCAAGTAGTCAAGTTCAAAACTGGGTACTATATTACAGTGGTATTAATGTAAGAGGTGCATGGACAGCTACTACATACTATGGTGTAAATGATATTGTATCTTATGGTGGTAATACATTTATTTGTGCAGTTAGTCATACATCTTCAAGTAATTTTAATACAGAGTTAAATTCATTACCAACTCCAAAGTGGACTAAATACAATTCTGGTATTCGTTACATGGGTGCATGGACCACTGGTACTACATATTTAAAAGATGACATTGTATCTAATTCAGTAAGTACTTACATTTGTTTAACTGATCACACTGCTACTCCTGATTTCTTCCAAGATTTAGCAGCAAATAAATGGACTACATTCGTTGTTGGTGCAGCATATGTATTGCCATCCACAACTAATAAAAATGGTAGATATCTGCAAACTCCAGATGGTCAAAACTATAGTTGGGAATTTGCTAATGCTAATGATAATGTTTATTATGTAGCTGAAGACTCTATATCTAGTGCTGATGATATCAACCATGGTGCAAGTGTAGACTATGCTTTTGCTAGTTTAAAATATGCATGTCAATATATTGCTGCAGATATGGCTACACGTAGTCCTGCTACAATCTTTGTTAAGGATGGCACATATAACGAACAGCTTCCAATTATTGTTCCTGAGAATGTTACTATTGTAGGTGATGGTCAACGTAATACTATTATTCAACCTAAGGCAGGTTTAAGTGATGATGGTTTAACACCCAACAACCAAACTACAATGTTTTTCCTTTCTAGCGGAGTAATGATTGAAGGCTTATTAATGAAAGGTTTGACTGGCTTCGTTAAAAGTACAGTTAATCCAGAAGATCTAAATACTGCTGTAGTTAAGGGTGTTTATTGCAGACTTAATCCCGCTTCAATGATTACTAAGTCACCTTATGTTAAAGAGTCTAGTGCATTCTCTACTGGTGGTGTAGGTGCCATTGTTGATGGCAGTGTTGGACCTGTTGGATCTGGTGGATCAATGGTATTCCATACCTTTACACAGGTACATGACGGTGGTGTAGGTTTCTGGGTTAAAGAAAGAGGACTTTCTGAAATTGTAAGTTGCTTTACTTACTACTGTGATTTTGGTTTAGCCGCTACTGGGGGTGGTAAAATCCGTGCATTAAACTGTAATAATAGTTATGGTACTTATGGTTCTATGGCTAGTGGTTTTGATGCAAATGAAAATGTATTAACAGGTACTATGTATGGTGATACATTAATGTATGATCCAAGCACTTTATCTAGCTCACCAGGCTTTATGGTTGGCCAATCATTAACACAAACTGATCCAGTCAATTTAACAGTAAATGCTATGACTATTGCAGCACAGGCTGTAATAACTACTTCTACTAATCATGGATTGTATAATGGACAACCAATTAGCTTTACTGGGGTAAATGAGACAATCTGGCAACCTATTCTTGGTGATCAAGCACAAGGTGTTAGAAAAACATGGTATGCTGATGTATTAACTCCTAATACATTTAAGCTATGCTCTAACTTTGATTTAACGAATTATTTTGATAATCGTTCTATTGGTGGTTGGGGTATCGCTAATCTAACAATTACTGATGCATTACGTAGTAATCCAGTTATTTTACGAATTAACTCACACGGATTTACTAATGGTGAAAGAATTTCTGACATTACAGGTATTCTAGGACAAACACAATTAAATGGCAATAGCTATTATGTAACAGTATTAGATGCTGATCGTGTAAGCCTATATACAGATGCTGGTAGAACTATTTCTGTTGATGGTACAACAATGGGTAACTATATTTCTGGTGGTACTGCTACTAGAACACTAGTAGGAACTACATTAACTGGTGCATCTGTAACAATTGCTAAACCTAGAGCTACTATTACTAATATCCAAACTAACCTTGGTACAGCGTATCATAGACTAGTTGTTAGTGATATTAAACTAGGGAATACAGGTCATACTTATAAGGTAAATACTAAGACAGTCAATGCTGCTAAAGGATTTTATCTTAATGGTACTAAAGCACTAAGTTTTACAGCGTATACTACTAGACAGTATGTATTTGAACAAAATGATACAACTAACGTAGGTGAAGCTCTTTACTTTACTACAAGTCCAGGTGGGACTACCCCATATGCGACAGGTGTAACTTATTGGTTAAACGATACTCAGGTTGCTGATAGAGCTGCTTATATTGCTGGTTTTGCCGCTGCAACTGGAAGAGAAATTAGAATACAAGTAGATGCTACTTTAGCAGGAACAACACTATATTATAAGTCTAGTGGTACTGCTATAGGTGGATCATTAACTATTGTAGCACATAATAATACCTCCTATGATAGGTTTACTGGTGAAACAATTTATCCTTTCCTAGACGGATCTACAATTATTGCTAATGGTACTATTACTGCTACTTTAGTTGGTACAAATGCACATATGGGTCAATATGGTTTTGCCTTAGTATTAGGCGGCTTAAATGCAAGCCCTATTGCTGGTGGATCTATTGAATTCGTAGAAGGTCCAACTTATTCTCCAGCTGATAATACAGATATTACAGAGCCATTAAATACTGGTGCTGACTCAAGAAGCTATATCATTACTTCAGTTAGTGGATGGGATGCAGTAAATGGTACTGCCACTATTACATTAAGCCAAGAAAAACTAGATACAGCCGATGCTTACTATGGTCAGCATTTCAATATCCGTTATAACTACTCTCAAGTGCGTTTAACTGGACATGACTTCTTAAGTATTGGTACTGGTGGAAGAGCTACAACTAATTACCCAGGAGTACCTACTCAGGCTGCTTCCCAAGGTAATGAAGTAGTTGAGAACCTACCTGGCCGTGTATATTTCGTATCTACTGATCAAGATGGTAATTTTAGAATTGGTAACTACTTCCGAGTAGACCAAGCTACAGGTCGTGCTACTTTAGATGCATCTGCATTCGATTTAAGTGGTCTTACAAGTCTACGATTAGGTTCTATTGGTGCACAGATTGGTGAATCTATTAATGAATTTAGTAGTGATCCCTCACTAAGTGGAGCAAGTAATATTGCTGTACCTACAGAGTATGCTGTTAAAACATATGTAGATAATAGAATTGATTCTATTTCTCAAGATCAATTAGTATTGACTAATCTAGTTAGTTCTAATAAAACATTAGCAACTGGTAGATTAACATTCAGTATGGATGTTTTAACTCTTTCTGGAGCAAATACAGTTTACACTATTGCACCAAACGCATATCATTTCGTGTTGAATCCAAATGGATTTGCACTCTTTAATTAAGGAAAATAAATTATGTCTAAACTCGTTGTAGACCAAATTCAAAAATCAGGTGGACCAGCCTTAACTCTACCAACTCTCGATGGTACAAGTGGTCAATCTCTAGTAACAAATGGTAGTGGCGTACTAAGTTTTGCTGGTAGTTCAGTAACACCCACTTCAATTGGCGTTAACCAGCAAAACAAAGTTGTATGGTCTTATGACCGTGATGGCGCTGCTGCTTCTGTAAAAATTATGTGGTCCGAGTTAGGTATTACAGATCTTACTAAAGTAGAAATGGTTAAAATTAATTATAATAACCTTGGTAGCAGTTCTGGCGGTTATCAGTTGTATATGTATGGACAGAACTCATCTGCAGCAGATATTACTTCTGGTTATATGGGTTGCTCATGGTTCTATCAATATGCTGGTGGTAACTATTCTGGTTCTACTGCCCATAACAGTAATTCTGGTTACATTTATGTACCATGCTGGACTAATGTGTATGCAAGCTTTGATGATAGTTATGGTTTTACCATGACAGGTGAAACACAAATGACACCTAAGAAAAATAGTACATATGGTATGAATATTAGAAACCAGATTTCTTGGCAATATTCTTCAAATACTTATCCAGCATCAGAAATGAGTTCATGGGATAACTATAGTACAAGTACTCCTACTGCTGACTGGCATGGTATTCGTTTCTACTTAAGTTCTGGTAATTTCCGTACAGGTAGTATTGTTGTTTCTGTTACTTATCGTACTTAATTTAGGAGTAAATTATGAATAAAATTGAAAATGGTGAAATTATTGAAATGACACTCTTAGAGCGTCAGCAATTAGAACAATTACAAGCAACACTTCAAGAAGCAGCAAAAGTTAGAGAGTTTAACAATGTTAGACAAACTCGTAATTTGCTACTTTCACAATGTGATTGGACTCAGGCTAGTGATGTACAACTTTCTGCTGCTAAAAAGCAAGAGTGGGCAACATATCGTCAAGCTTTGCGTGACATTATGGAAACTGTTACTGATCCTTTTAATCCTGCTTTCCCAACTAAACCTGAATAAGGAGAGTTGTTATGGCAACAAGATTAGAAGTTGAAGAACTTGTAGCTGGTACAGTTACACAAACAAAAGCAGGTGGTAGTTCTGCAGTAGATTTGACTGGTGGAGCTTATATTACTTATGCTGGTGTGAACTATCCAATTAATCAAAGTTTCTTTGCAGATCAAACTAGTTACATAGCACCAACATTAGTTTCTGGTCAACAACAATATACTTCTCCTGGAACATATTCATGGGTTGCCCCTGCGGGGGTCAATTCCGTGTCTGTAGTGTGTGTAGGAGGTGGTGGACCAGGGATTGATGGTTGGGCAAATCCAGCTGGTTGTGGAGGTGGTTTAGGCTGGCGAAATAATATTAAAGTAACTCCAGGAAACACATACGCTGTTCAAGTTGGTGCAGGTGGCAGAAGTGATACCTCAACCCCACAAACAGGGTCATCGACTAACTATACAGGTGGAACTAGCTTTTTTAAAGATATTAATACAGTGGCAGGGTATGGCGGTGGTAATGCCAACGGTTATTCAACTAGTGGCCCTAATTCCAATCAAACATATGGCGGTGGTTATGTAGGTCAGGGAGGTGGTGCTGGTGGATACACTGGTAGTTGGCATTGCGGAGGCGGTGCGGGAGGATACATGGGTAGAGGTGGCAATAACCATGAAACATGGAATTCCTCAGTAATTAATGGTGGGTATGGTGGAGCCTCCTATAGCTCTACATATGGCGCTGGCGCTGGCGGTGGTGTAGGTTTAAATGGCACTACTGGATATCCTTCTCCTGGAAATGCTTTCTATAATCCATGGAACGGCTACAATAATAGCAATGGTAATGGAAGTGGGGGTACTGGTGCTCATGGCGGTGCCAATGGTTACTATGGGGAAAATCCATTCTCGGGCAATGGCCAAAGCTCTAGCAATATTCAAGGTGGTGCCTATGGTGGAGGCGGAGGTGGTCCAGGTAGTTCATGGCCTTCCGCATCTGGAGACGGTGGTACTGGAGGTGTGCGAATTATCTGGGGTCCAAACAGGTCATACCCAAGCAACGCAACATAAGGAATATTATGGAATATATTGAAGTAGGACAAAATGAAAGACCAATTGGTGCTCCTGTAATAGAAGAGAATCTTAAATATGTATTTCCTGGAATTGAAATTACTCCAGAGACAATGGCATTACATGGATACAGACCTATACTAGAAAATAAACCAGAGGTTACAGCAAAACAGTATTTGCAAAGACTTCATTTTTCTAAACAAGGTGAAAATTTTGTATGGAATTGGGAAGTAATAACACATGATCAAGATCATTTAACTAACTTTTGTATTCGTCATAGACGTGATTCAGAGTTAAGGGATTGTGATTGGACTCAAACTTTAGATGCACCTATTAGTGCAGAAAAGAAAGCTGAATGGGCGGCTTATAGAACTGCTCTCCGTAATTTAACAAACCTATATCCAGATGTAGATCCTACAACTGAAATAGAATGGCCAGTGAGACCTAGTAAATGAGTGAATTTTTAAGACCAATAATGGCTACACCACTTTTGATTGGTAAGTCGGACTTAATATCTATCAGGGAAGAGCTTAATGCTCTTTCCTATAGTTTAAGAGATAATCTAAAAGAAGGAAGTTTAGTTTCTGAAGAATGGGACAAAGGTACAAAATCATCAAATATAGAAGATTTTTATAGAAGTGGAGTTACTTCTTTTAACTCTACTGAAAACTTATTCTATAAACCAGAATGGAAAACAGTATCTGACTTTATTTTTGATTTTTCTAAAACTATGATAAATACAGTAAATCCTAATAATAAGAAAATGTGTGTTACTGATATGTGGACAACAATTTATCCACCAGGTGCTTTTGTACCTGAGCATGTTCATTCTAACTCATATCTTAGCGGAGTGTTCTATTCTAAGGCATTAAAGGATTGTGGAGATATTGTTTTTCATGATCCCTCATGGGTGGCTAAGACAATGTTTATGCACACTGATATGCCTACATTCCCTAATGTAGAAACTAAACATCCTATTACTCCAGAAGAAGGACTAATGGTTATTTTTCCTTCTTGGCTACCGCATAGATCACTACCAAATAATTCTAAAGATGATAGGATCATAGTAAGTTTTAATATAGGATTTTTAGATGAGACCAGTGTATAAATATTACAATAGTGTATTATCAAAAGAAGAGTGTGAGATTCTTATAAAATATTCAGAAGACAAATTTAAAATAGCAACAACCTCTGAATCAAAACAAAATTTGTTAAAGAGAAAAGGAAAAGTAGCTTGGCTTACACCTGAATCTGGCGAAGAAGTTAACAGATTAGCAAAGAAAATAGTAGATCTTATGTTCTATGAAAGTGGAGCAACTCATCTACAGGAATTAAGTGAAATTGAGCATATTCAAATAGCAAAATATAATTTTTTAGATCATTATAATAAACATATGGATATTGGTTCAGATGGACCTTATAGAATTCTTTCGGGTGTGGTTGAATTATCAGACCCTAAAGATTATATAGGTGGAGGTCTAGATATTTTCTTATTAGATAAAAAATATAAGGTGCCCCTTAAACAAGGTAGTGCTGTATTTTTTCCATCTATATTACCACATCAAGCTAGACCTGTATTTTATGGATCACGCTATTCAATGACTCTTTGGGGTCGTAAAAAATAAGTAAAATAAACGGGGAACTTCGGTTCCCTGTTTTATTAAGGAGTTTAGATGGCATTAAGAGAATTAATTAAAGATGCACATGATAGTGCAGAGAATCATCCTTTTGTAAGGAAACTGTTTGCAGGACAAATTACAAAAGAGGAGTATGGTGACTTTTTGTTTAATCAAAAACATTGCTATGCTGCATTAGAGCAAACTGCTGAGGCATTAGGTTTATTAGATGATATTGGACCCATTAAACGTACAGCAAAGATTGCACAAGATCTAAGAGATCTAAATAGAGACAAGTCAAGACAACATTTGCATATTAGTACAATGAATTATTGTGAATACGTTAAGACATGCTCAAAAGAACAACTACTTGCCCACATTTATGTACGCCATTTTGGTGATATGTATGGTGGTCAAATGCTAAAGAAGCTAGTTCCAGGTTCTGCATCTATGTATGAGTTTTATAACCGAGCAGAGCTTATTGCTACTGTAAGAGAAAAGCTTACAGACGATTTAGCTGATGAAGCCAAAATAGTCTTTGCCTTTGCAACACAACTATTTGATGAGTTAGCTGATGAGTATAATATTCAGTAAACTAGAGAAGCATACACAAGACTTTAAAGATATATTAGAGTCAAGAACTTTCTTATCTGAAGAGACTCATCCATTTCCTTGGGAAAATAAAATCTATATTAGTGGTAATATTCGTAGAGCACATTTAGATGTTGTAGATGCAAGGGATACTAAGAAACTTCTCATGATGCATCTTTGTGTATTTCCAAAGATTTATTCAGATGCACCTATCTATGGTTTTGATTTAATAGCTGGTCCAACAAAAGTTACTGGAGCATTCCATGACTTTAGTCCATCAGGAAATAAAGATCATGAGCTAGTTAAGTGGTTTGCTAATGAAGTAAAAGATTATGAGTGGAGTAAACCAAGAGACTTACCCGAATGGGCTAGGAATATTTTTAGCCCATCAATGGTAGCTGCTGGTAATATTAACTCTGAGTTTGAACTAAATGAAGTATTAGATTTGTCTAAGAGATCATTAGAAAAATATTTAGACACGCTACATATACTAAATGCTCAACATAGTTATGAGTATAAAGTAGAAAATTTTAATTATACTGAACAACAAAATTGGTATTGCCAAAATCAAAAGAAAAATCCTCACACGCCTAGAGTTATGCAATCATTAGGCTTCGATGAAGCAACAGTAAACAAGTTTATTCAAGAATGTCTTTTTCCAGAGGTATAATATGGAATACTTAGCACTACTAACTGTACCTCCAATATTTTATTGGTATACTAAAGAGTATATTAAATGGTATTGCGAAACAAATTAAAAACGGTCACTCGAAAGGGTGGCCTTTTTTATCAAAAAAAGTGAGAAAAATGATGTATCTATAATAGAAGAATATCTTAAAAGATAGGACTCTAATCTCTATTAACTTGAAAGGTTATATGATTGTATTGACATTTTTTGCTGGTTTGGCTGTTGGTCTTTTGATCATGCGGTTGTTTGATTTCTATACCATCTGCAAAACAGTTGGATATTGAAATATAATTGTTCACTCTAAGAAAGTTTAAAATGAAAAAGTTTTTTGAATCTGAAACATTTATGGATGTTGTTACTGCTATTGCTATTGGCTTAGGCCTATGTGCTTTGGTATTACATGGTCTTGATGCGCTAGTTTATTAATAAAGGTAATTGTAAATGAGTAGCAATTCAAATCGAATTAAAGAGCTTGATAAGGAAAAATCTATGCCTAAGTACTTATTGTTGAATCCACTTTATGGAGATAACTTTGGAGTTACTGCACAAGAGGTAATTGAATCGTTAGAAGAGTTTGGATTAACTTATATATTCTCAAATGATACTAAAGGTATACCTGCAATCTATGCAACAAGTACATCTAAAAAGTTAATTGAAAGAATGTGTACTGAAGTTGAACTCGATGGTTCTATTATTGAATTCACTTCTATATATGATCAGAAAATTGAGGATTAAAAATGCCAAGATTGACTCTAAAATCAGGTGACTATACTATTGAAGCTATTCAAGAGAATTTATTTGATTCAGTTCAAGTAACTGTCTATGATGACTTCTTACAGAAAGTTGTACCTCCTTCTTTATATGATGTTAACTCAGCATATATGGTTGGAGAAACTGTAGCTTCGGTTATTACAGAATCTGCTGAAGACTTTGGTAGGCTCTTTAAAGCAATTGAAGATTTAGTTTTTGTAGATAAAAAACTTGGAGTTTAAAATGTGTACTAAATGTCCACCTGTGTATTCTAGTGTTCGAATTGCTGATGAGGAAGGTTATGTCTACCAAGTCAGCAAAGAGATCGTTAATTACATCAAAGTTCGTTATGAACCACATAGTTTAGACTTCTTTGATAAAGTTGGTCAAGAACTAGATTTATGGAAAGTTAATCCGTTAGCTCACATAAACCAAAGATTTAAGCTAGTAGGCCATGTTAATACAATGAGGAAGTAATGAGCCTCTTTGTAATATTTTTGCTTATTATGTTTGTACTATTTGTAGTGGCTAGACCATTATTTTTTATAGTACTAATTGCTTATATCTTTTTAATTTTATTCAGTGGTCCCTTTCCAAAACCTTTTATTTAATGGAGTATTAAAATGGCTTTAACAACAGTTGGTTACTTTCTTGGTTGGTTGCTTGGCTTCTTAGCTGCACTTCTTACCTTGAGTTTTGCTAAAGAAGTTTTAGTTATCGGTCTATCTTTCTTTATAGCTAATAAAGTAGTTACATGGTATCAAGATAGAAAAAATGGTGTAGTTGAAGTAGAGGCTACTGAACTACCAATGGACGCTAAATTAGCTTCCTAAAAAGACCCCCGAGGCTAAATGCCTTGGGGTTCTTCTGAATTTTTTAATCAAAAACAGGATATAATAATAATAATGACAAAAGCAATCCTATTTGAAGTTTTAGTTCTTTTACTAGAGACCTTTATTATCTGGCTCTATAAAAAGTTAAACAACAAGGAAACAACACAATCAAATCATCAAACAGCTTTCGAATTTGCCTAAATGACCGTTCTAGATAAATTAGTTAATGATATTAAGCTACGTCAGGCTACGTTGCGTTCAGATAGAAATATCTATACTCACTACTTGAAAGATGTAGATCCAAAGACACTAATAGACATCTCATATCCTCATGTATTACGTGGACTTGAGAGACAAGGTACTTTAGTAGACATTATTGCTACTATTGGCAGGAGAATTCGACAGACTCTTGAATTACCTAATGACACAATCTTTGATGCACAAGTCGGCTGGTTTGTGTGTATTGCTTATATTGAATGTAATGTTTTATCTTTTAAATTAAAGTATACATACAAGAATGGCAAGAAGAGTAAGTACCAAGCTTATTTCTTTCAAGTTAAAGATTGGAAATCAATTAAAGACTTATGGAGTCTAATTGATCAAACTAAAGTTGATATCTTTCCCATGAGAGAAGCCCCATGCCCATGGGATTCTGCTCATAATAATTTAGGTGTTCCTATTATTAAGAAAGGTCACTCTACAGCATTAGCACAATTTAAGAATAATGATAAAGAAATACTTTACAATGTTCTAAATAAATTACAAGCTACAGGATGGCGCATTAACAAAGATGTATTTAAAGTTTATCAACATTTTCTTCATAAGGAAAATTCAGTTAGTCCATTTAAATTACATTCTGAAATTGATGAAGAGAAAAAGAAATCTCTGCTGATTGAAGCTGAGGCTATTGAACAACTAGCTTCAAACCATTTAGATAATACCTTTTATCATATGTATAACTTCGATTTTCGTGGTCGTGTATATGTAAATACAGCATTCTTGCATGAGCAATCTAGTGATAATGCTAAAGGTTTACTCTTGTTAGATCAACCAGCACCACTTGGAGAAAATGGTTTATTCTGGTTAAAAGTACATACCTCTAACTCTTTTGGTAATGACAAAGTTACACTAAAACAAAGAGCAGAGTTTGTAGATGAGAATATTAATTTATTCTTATCTTATGCAGAGAAACCAACTATTAACCAAGGTTGGATTGATACTGATGCCCCATTTTCCTTCTTAGCTGCTTGTTATGAGTTAAAGAAGATTAAGGAGTGGCTAATGGAAGGAAATAAGTTAGAAGAATATGAATGTTCACTTCCTGTTTACATTGATGGTTCTAATAACGGAGTTCAACATCTAGTAGCTATGTCTCAAGATGAAGATATTGCCCCATTAGTAAATTTAGTTCCACAAGAGCTCCCTGGTGATGTCTACATGTATATTGCAAAATATGTATGGGAACATTTACAAGAGATGGCAGACAAGCTAACACCTGAAGAAAGAGGTCAGTTTGACTCTGTTTATGGTAAAGCTAAAGAACTACAAAAAGCCTATTTTGATGCACCTGAAAAGACAGAGCAAAAAGCGTTAGCCTATGCTGCTGCCCAAGAATGGCGTAATCAAAATAGAGCAATACGAGAAAAATTATTTCCTGTTTACTGGCTTAAAATTGATAACCCTAAAGATCAACGTAAAGTAGTAAAGAGAAATGTGATGACACTCGGTTACGGTGGTACTGCATACGGCATGGGTCAACAGATTATTGATGACACTCGTGATATGTCTGAGTATCTTCGTGACAAAGAACACCTCTGGGGTGCGCTATTAGGTGATCTGGTATTTGAGACTTGTTATGAGAAACTCAAAGGACCAGCCACTATGTTGCGTATGTTTCAAGATCTTGCACAAAGATCTAATGAGAAAGAAGTGTTTCTAAAATGGACTACACCTGTAACTAACTTCCCAGTTGTTCAGGCATATCGTAAGCCATCTATTGTACGTACTAAGTTGAAGTACGGAGAAGAAGAATTAAAGATTCAACTTCAAACTTGGGAGGAAACAACTATTAATAAAGATTCCCAAAGAACAGGTGCTGCACCAAACATTGTTCATAGCTTTGATGCTGCTCACCTAACAATGACTGTTGTATCTGCGCCCTATGAGATGACTGTTGTTCATGATTCTTTTGGTACCTTACCAGGACGAATGGATGATTTGTTTTATAGAGTAAGAGAACAGTTTGTTGAGTTTTACAAAAGTAAACCTCTTGAAAAATTGCTTGCTGAACTCGACTGTAAAGACCTTATTCCTGAAAGGGGTAATCTAGATGTCGGTCAGATTGTGTATTCTGATTATGCTTTTTGTTAAGTTTTACCAGGGTACGCTAAAGCACTAACGTATGCAAATTCAATTGTATACTAAATATTAAAAATG